CTGCTGCACCTGCTGGCGCTGATCACACATGTAAGCATGGTCAAATGGTTGCCCGTAGTGGCGTTAAGGAAGCAACTGGTAAGCCTTGGAGTGGGTACTTCTGCCCAGCACCAAAGGGCACACCAGATCAATGCCCACCTAAGTTCAACCGATAGTATTTAGATGCTGTCGTTATCCCAGGCAGCAGTAAAGGCTACAAATGATCACGCTATTTTACCTGACCTTTTCCCCGTTCTACAGAACGAGGGAATAAGGTTTAGGCGTGGTCAACTAACAATGATTGCTGGCGCACCTAACGCTGGTAAGTCGTTGTTAGCTCTGCACTTTGCTGTTCATATGCAAGTACCAACGCTATACATTAGTGCTGATACTGACGCTTATACGACTGCGATACGATCTGCCGCCATGATTAGTGGCCATAAGGTAAACACCGTTGAAGAAGGATTTGCTACACCAGAAGGCACAGAGTTTTACTCAAAGCAATTGGAAAGCATTAAGCACCTTCAATTTGATTTTGCCCCATCCCCCACTCTTGATGAAATTGATTTATCTATACAGGCTTATGCTGAAGCATATGGCGAGTACCCACACCTTCTGATTGTAGATAATGCTATGAACGTAGTATCTATGCACGAAAACGAATGGTCTGGACTACGCGAGATTGCCAAGGCTATGCACCATATAGCTAGAGAGACTGAAGCGGCAGTCTTCTTGCTGCACCACACCAGTGAAGGTGAAGGTCAGCCAGATATGCCACCTAGTCGTAAGTCAATTCAGGGTAAAATCTCCCAACTCCCTGAGATGATTATTACTGTTGCGCTCTTGCCATGGAATGGTGAGTTTAGGATTGCTGCGGTTAAAAACCGATTTGCAAAGAACAGCGCCAGTGGTAAACAATATGTATCATTGTGGACAGATGCTTCCCGTATGTCGATCTGGAACTACAAACAGAACGACCAACATGATTGGGCCTATTCTAGTGAGGATGATGATTACTAATGAGTACATACGGTAAGCGCAAAGGCGCTCAATTTGAAACAGATGTTCTTCGGTGGTTTAGGGGAAGACTACCGAAGGCAATAACAGAAAGGCTTGCTCGCGCAGGGGCTAATGACGAGGGTGATTTGGTTCTCATAGTCGCGGGTAGGCCCTATGTCTTTGAATTAAAAGCAACGGCAAAGATGCAGTTGCCAGAGTTTTGGCGACAAGCAACTACTGAAGCAAAGAATTATGCAAAGGCACGTGGACTTGAAGAAGCTCCACCATCCTACGTTATTGTTAAACGCCGCATGGCTGGCATTGAAGATGCTTGGGTCATTCAAACATTGGATCAGTGGGCTAGTTTTCATGACGAATAAACCCGATCTTGGCGCTATACTTGAAGCGTATGGATTACAGGTTCAAGAGCGTTACGGTTGGGTTGCTTGCAAGTGTGTTGTCCATGACGATAGCCACGCAAGCGCAGCATACAATTTAGATAAACAGCAATATAACTGTTTGGTTTGTCAGTTGCTAGGTGATGTATATGATCTAGTAGCTCGCAAGGAAAACATTAAGGAGTTTAAGGATGTTAAACGCAGAGCAGAAAGCCTTGCTAACGGAAGCAACAGAGAGATACGCAGACCACATAAGTCCGCTGGCTCTGTCCTACCTACAGGCTCGCGGCATAAGCCAGCAGGTGGCAAGTTCTTACCGTCTTGGAAGCGTGGTAGATCCTAGCGTTGGTCACGAGCATGCAGTGGGGATGCTTAGTATTCCTTACCTTACTCCTTCTGGCGTTGTTGGAATAAAGTTTCGCAGGCTAGATAACGGCACACCCAAGTACCTATGGCCCACAGGGCAGAAGATTGGATTGTTTAATGTTCAAGATCTACATAAACACTCAGACACAATTGCGATCTGCGAAGGGGAAATTGACACGATTGTTCTATCTGGTTGTGTTGGTATTCCTGCTGTTGGGGTTGCTGGCGTATCTCAATGGAAAGCCCACTTTCCAAAACTTTTTGAACCGTATACGCGGATCTTAATATTTGCAGACAATGATATAAAAGATGATGGTCGTAACCCTGGGCAAGAGCTGGCTAAGCGGATCAAGGAAGACTTGCCGTCAGCAGTTATTGTAGGATTACCAGGCAATCAGGACGTTAATGATCTATACTTAGCGCATGGCAAAGACTGGTTTGATGAGCGACTAGCGGCATGACAACTATCGCCTGCATTGAAGGACCCGAATGGGTAATGATCGGGGCAGACTCGCAATCTTCCAGTGAAGATGGATTTTCGATCAACATTCCCAACGGAAAAATTTTTAGAAATAATAACGTGGTCTTTGCGATGGCAGGTTCAGTACGCGGCATTAACATTCTTGAGCATGACTTTATTGTGCCCAATGTCAACGGCAAGGACATAGATAAGTACGTTACTCGTCAACTTATTCCATCAATTCGCAAGGCTTTCTTGGATGCGGGCTATGAGTTTAGCAAAGCAGAAGCAGCAGTTGAGCATGACAACATTATTATCGTAGTAGTTAAGGGCAAGGTCTATTGCATCAATGAGGACTACTCATGGGAGCGCAGCGTAGATAACATGTACGTGGCTGGCAGTGGCGAGAAGTTTGCTCTTGGCGCTATGGCAGCTCTGGCTGGTGGCTTGGTGGATGACGCTGCAAAAGCTCGTAAAATAGTCACAAAAGCCCTGCAAATCGCTAGTAAATACGACGCTTACACAGGTGGCAAGATCACCGTATCTCTTATTCAGGAAAGTAAATGAGCCACGGATACGATCCAACATTTATAGGCGGACCTTATGATGGTGGACGTGTATCGCTAGCGTTCTGGGTACTCGACACGATTGAAGTACCATATGAGTATTTTGATACACATACGGCATTTGTCTGTTATGATATAGATCCTAAGACTAAGAATTATGTATACAAAGGACAGCGCAACATACCGAAGGGTAGACCGAATGACAGAGAAGATACAAGTGACCAATGAACCAGACGACTTTGTTGTTTCCATGTGGCAAGTGTTCGACGGGGCAGGTAACCTCTTACTCAAGAAACATGCTGACTACGGACCAAAGAACATTTCGCAAGCTCCTGGTGGTCCACTTAACGGCTTACGTGTGCGTATGTGGGATAAACTTGCGCGGATCAATAACCTTGTCGACAACAACGCAGCTCCAGAGAACGAGTCACTTAGAGATAGTTTCCTAGACCTATTAAACTATAGCGCTATTGCTTTAATGGTGCTAGACGGGGCGTGGCCTAAAGAGTGAAAAGTGTAGTAGTAATATCAGATCTACAAGCACCTTACCATGATGAGAAAGCAGTTAATGCTATCGCTAGTTTCATCAAGTGGTACAAGCCAAGCAGTGTAGTATCTGTTGGCGATGAGATTGATCTACCGCAAATCTCCCGTTGGGAAGAGGGACGTGGTGGAGAGTGGAAATATGATCTTGGTAAGCACCGCGACATTACAGTAGAGATACTCAAGAAACTGCAAGTGCAGCATATCTCTCGCAGTAACCACTCAGATCGTTTATACAATAAGATTAATAGCAAGGCTCCAGGACTATTAGGATTGCCTGAACTTGAATTAGAAAACTTTTTAAGACTACCCCAGCTTGGCATAACTTATCACAAAGAACCGTTTGAACTTGCACCGAACTGGCTGCTTGTACATGGTGATGAGAGTAACGTGCAACCAACTGCTGGTGCTACTGCTCTTGGTCTTGCTAAGCGCAGCGGTATGTCTATTGTGTGTGGTCACACGCACCGCATGGGTCTAACTCATTACACCACTGGCTGGTCTGGTAAGACTCGCACTGTGTGGGGCATGGAAGTTGGTAACCTTATGGATTATAAGCATGCTCGTTACATTAAAGCAGGCCTATTCACATGGAATAAAGGATTTGGTTTGCTCCATGTAGATGGACAGACTGTTATGCCACAACTTGTACCTATTGTAAACAATTCATTTACAGTGGATGGTAAGGTATGGCGCTGGTAGAAGTAAAACTTAGTATTGCTGACGTAACTTATGCAACGATTGAAGCAGTAGAACGCTACAACTTTAATCGTGAGATAGGTAACGACTGGTCTAAGATAAGTAAGACATGGCCAGAAGCTATTGCTCGTGAGATTAATGGCGTAATTGCTGAGATTGCAGTTGGCCGCTGGAAAGATAAGTTTCCTACTACCCTCTTTGCTGATCGCAAGAGTGGAGACGTGGGTGAGTTTGAAGTACGCTCAACGGCATACTCCTATGGCAAGCTCTTGTTCCAACCAGATGACAATAAAAACCGCAGATATTTTTTTGTAACTGTAGATGGGCACTATAGAGCGCTTATCGTAGGCTGGCTCTGGGGCTGGGAAGGGATACAAGATCAGTTCTGGGATACAAACATGCCAGTACCATGCTATGCAGTGCCACAAAACCTTCTCCACGATCCAGAGGAATTAGATTGACTTGGTTAGATGAAGCGCAAGAGATTGCCCATACAGTATCCAGGCAAGTCCACCGCAAATACACAACTTATTTTGATGCAAGCGATGTTAAGAATGAACTTATCGTCTGGGTCTTACGGCGCGAGACGAAGGTTAAAGAGTGGCTTGACCATGATAAAGATACTGAAGATTATCGCGTTGGTATTAGGATGCTTGCCAAAACTCTTCAACGCCATGCGGATAAGTATTGTCGCAGAGCTAAAGCGCAAGCGGTTGGGTATGAAGTAAGAGATGAAATTTTTTATTCTGCTGAAGTATTAGAGCAGCTCCTACCTTTTGTTTGGAAAGATACTGTTCCTACAACCAACCCGACTGGCGAGAAGGTAAGTGGTGGTGGCAACCCTGCTGAGGGTGGTAACTACATTATATCGCTCTTTGATGTGCGCAAGGCTAAAGATAAATTAGAGCCAGACGATCAACTCCTGCTCCATATGAAGTACGTAGAAGCTATGACTTACGACCAGATCGCTGAAAGTTTGGTAATATCCAAGTCATCTGCAGAGCGCAAGGTTAAGGCTGCCATACGTAGACTTACTAAAGAATTGGGCGGAGAAGATCCATGGCTGAGAAAGAAAAAGGTAGAAGACTAGTGGCTCATTATGACTATCGTTGCCAAGTGTGCAACATTGAAACAACTGTTGAACGTTCTATGTTTGAAGAAGGACCAGATCCAATTTGTTGCGGCATGGGTATGCGCAGGATCTTTGGTTCACCGCCAGTAAAGTTTAACGGCTCTGGGTTTTATACAACCGATAACCCAAAGAGATAAATAAAAAGCCCCACCTTTCCACGGGTGGGGCTTTCTTTATGCGTACCTTTATGCTAAACCATAGCCTTGTTGGCGGTTGCCAACATGATTAATATAGCACAAAACCCCCGTGGATAGGACACAGGGGCTTTGGCGTGTCGTGATAAGCGACACTATAGCGCGGCAGGATCGCGAACAGTTGCAATAATACCATAACCATCGTCAACCTGTCCAACGTGGTTGGCATAATCTTTTTTAAGGTTGTTAATGGTGTTGTAAGGACCGACAGCGATAGCCATTTGCAGGCTTGGGTAGACGGCTACGGCCATGTATTGATCGCGCTTGGCAGTTAGTTCCTCTACCAATTCCCAGACCTTCTTAGCCATATCCTCGCTTGACTCTGCTTCTTCATCAAGCAAAGCTGCCATCTTCTTAATCTCACTAGGCTTGGCTTTCATCGATACAGCTCAATTCCTATAACCCACTTAAACAAATACAGACCTAACTCCCATTTGTATCCTATTGGATACTCCCAGTTGGTCAAATAAATACCCAATTCGTATGAGTTGCTGTTAGTTCCAAAGCGTATTTTCATTAGTATCCGCCTAGACATTCCTTTGAGTGCGTGTGTCGTGAGTAGAGCATTTGATACTCGCTCTTGCTGGGCGCGAATAACTCAGCGCCACATGCTCCACATGCTCCAAACCATTCTCCACCAAAAAAATCAAATTTCATTTAAGTGTTCCCATCCAGTGCTTGATAGCTTCTAAGTTTTCATGCAGCGTTAGATAGCCATAGATCTTGCGGTTATCTAAGTACTGCAATATATCATTCTTGCGCCAGTTACGGCTAACTCTTACATACTCATAGTCCTGCGTACCATCAAAGTAGTTGGTAAAAGGCAGGGCTTTGGGGTGAATAAGGTAGGTACAGTGGACCAGATCGATAGGGAATATGCCCCGTATTATCCCATTGAGTAGGGAAAAGTACTCATCTGAGTCA